TACAATGTTTTTCATCTAAGCATTGGGCGTGGCATTTAGGTATTGATCAAGAAGATTTCGCTAGAAATGGCGCTAAATATTCAAACTTAAATAAACTATCTGTAGGTATCGAGGTTTGTAACTGGGGCTACCTTAAAAAGAAAGGCGACAAGTATTATAACTACGCTGGCGGTGTAGTTAATCCGTCTTACGTTACTGAACTAGAAACACCTTACAAAGGTTATAAGTATTGGTATAAATACAGCGACGCACAAATAGAGTCTTTACGCCAGTTAGTTGAATACCTTTGCGAAACTTACGACATTCCAAAAGACTATCGTTCTGAAATCTGGGCAATTGACAAAGAAGCATTTAAAGGGACTAAAGGAATTTTTACACATAACTCGGTTCGTAAAGACAAGTCGGACATGTACCCAGACCCCCGCGTTATTAAAATGCTCGAAAACCTATAACAGATGAAAGTTTCGATAATTATTCTGTCGCTAATTTCTACTATATTTGCGACAAGTTGCAGCGTGAACTATCATTTACGTAAGGCAATTAAAAAAGGCTATAGCTGTGACGTGGATAGTGACACAATTACTATTTCATCTATTGACTCCATTCCGTACGTTTTAAGAGACTCTATTTTCTGGGAAAGGATAATAGTCCAAAAAGATACAATAGTTCGTTATAAACGTTCCTACGTGCCTAAAACGCGGTTTCAAACTAAGATTGAATATAAATACAAAACAAAAGTCCTAAAATCGGACGTTGAAAAGATAAAATATAAAAATAAATACATAACAAAGACGAAAATTAATTGGTTATTTGTTATAATTGCATTCGTTTTAGGATTCCTTACGAGGTTATCTTTTAGCGAAACCTTTAGAAGTAGGTTAAAACTTCTACCTAAACTTTTCAAATGAATAAAAACAAAGGCGGGCGCCCAGTAGTAAGCAAAGGCGTTCCACGTGTGCGGTTAAGTCCGCAAGAATTCGACCTAATTAAACAATATCGGGCAATCAAAGACAAGTCTAACGAAATGGGCTTAAACGAAAACGATGTTAAACACGGCTGGATAAAAACAAAAGACGCAAGTTTATTCTTTGCTAACCCTAGTTTTAACGCTGGTAAAGAATTAGACCTAGACTTTCATAAGCTACTAGAAAACGCGCCTAAAATAAACACGGAAAAAGTAAAGAAAAAAGAGTATAGCGGTGAATTCGACAAGTTAGTTTTTACAGACGTACATATAGGTATGGACGCTAGCGACAAAGGTCGTAGTTTATACCCGTCCGAATGGAATGAAGACATACTTTTCGAGCGTTTGTCTAAAATGATAGACTACACACTAGCTAAACAGAATAGCAACGTACTTTATATATTAGATTTAGGCGACTATTTAGACGGCTTTAACGGACAAACTACTAGAGGCGGTCATTCGTTACCACAAAACATGAGTAACCAAAAAGCGTTTGACGTTGGTTTTCTATTTAAGACTTTATTAATTACCCAGCTTTCGCCGTTCTACGACAAAATCTACGTTCGTAATATTTGTAACGATAACCATAGCGGGGACTTTTCCTACTTTGTTAACCAGTTCTTTAAAACGTATGTCGAAAGGGATTTAAAAAACGTCTTAGTAACTAACCAGACTTTGTTTATTGATCATGAAATAATAGGCAATAAATGTTTTGTAACGACACACGGAAAAGATACGCATAACATGAAGTTCGGTTTTAAACCTAAGATTGACCCTAACCAAATCAATAGAATACTAGGGTATCTAAATACGAACCAACTATTGAACAAAGGCTACGAAATAATCTTTGAAAAAGGCGACAGCCATTTATACTTATTCGATTCGTCTAGTAGTGATGTGTTTAAGTATTATAATTACCCAGCTTTTAGCCCGTCTTCTAACTGGGTGGCTATGAATTTCCAGCTAGGTAAAAGCGGATTTATACATTTTAACTACGATTTAGAGCAAAAGAGTATAAACGAGTTCTTTTTTTAATGTATATTTGAACTTTCATAATAGGTTTTTAAGAATTAGGGTTAGCAGTTGAAAGCGTTAACCCTTTTTTTATTAAATATTTGTCCAGTTTTTTTGACAATTTACTGGACATTAATCGGTTTTATTCCGATTATCTAAATGAATTTTTCCAATTTTACACTTATTTTAATACCTTTTCGGGTATAAATTTTACAAGTAAATACAAGCAATTCAAAAATAAATGTAAAAAACTTTAAAAAAATGTTAAAAAAGTTTGGTAGTTCGGATTTAGTATTTATATTTGCATATAATTAATTCACAAACACACAAAAAAAACAAGTTATGAAAACGAAAAAAGAAATGAACGAAATTATTTTAAAAGAGTTAAACGACTTATGGAATGAGTACGAACAATTTAACGAAGTATTAGGCGCAGACCACGAAGCTACGCAAAGAGCTGCGACACGTTGGGCGTCAATTAATGAACTAGTAATAAAATTAGGACTATGAAAAATATAAATTTACAAGAATCATTCGGCGACATCTGCGCTGGTGTAGTTATTTTGATCGTAATTAGTTTGGCTGTAATTAGACCTTATGGCGCGGAAAACACGAACGAAGTAAAACAAGAAGTAACAGAAAAAGCCGTTAAGCAAAGCAAAGTCTTAGAAAAGTACGGCGAATTAATAACTAAAAACTGGTAACAATGTTTGATATTTTAGAATGTGAACTAGACGTATACACGTTAAATTTATCCTATAGCTATAAAGGCTTTATTTACGACGTTGTCTGCGACTTTGACTGGTTAGACAAAGAATATAACGGGTCTATGTTAGACTTTAGTTTAAAACCAATTAAAGGAACGTATTTTAGTGGCGAAGTAGGTAACGACGAAGAAGGCGAAATAGAAATAACACCAGCTTATTCAGAATGGCTTTTAGAAATGGTAAGAGAATACAGAAAAAAACACATTTATTTTATGTGTGAAGAAGAAGAAAACGAACTAAGAAAATTAGATTTAAACGTAGAAGACGACAACCCTCAAAACTGGCACTACTATGGTATTTAGACTTCAAAGAATGGTAAGGTTCTGGACGACCAAAACCACCCATGAACACGTAAGAGGTTCTTTTAACGAAGAACTTTATAAAAGAATTTGTGAAATTAAATTTACCCAGAACTTATGACACCAAAAGAAACAGCAGAATTTATTTTAGATGAATGTTATAGATTAGAATTAGAAACGGTTTACTATGGCGTTAACAATTATTTAGCCAAGAAATTTTGTGATATTGCAATAGAAGCTGGTTTAGAATTTGAAAAGAAAATGGTTAAAGATTTAGAAATACTATGCAAAGAAATGAATAGGGAATTTAAGTTCGAGGGTTATTTTTGGGATGAAGTTAAACAAGAAATTGAAAAGTTATGAAATTTAAACTGGTATACTACAGCGGTTCGAATGTTATTCACAGCTGGACGTTTGACAATAAAGCGTTGTGTAATTGGAAAAAGAAAGAACTAAGGTCAAGGGGACTTTGTTTATTAGGTAATTTTAGAATAGAAAAAGCATGAACGACAAAATAATAGAAGTAATCCGAGTTTTTATTGATCGTGACGGATTAAACACACCAAACAGAAAACGCCAACAGATTTACAAAAAGGCGTATTTACAACACAAGCTAAAGGAATGCGGACTAACTTACAAGGCTATAGCTGAAATGTTCAATATGACGCACGCCAGCGCTATACATAACATTAAAACGCACTACATTTTAGTTCAATACCACAAAAACGAATACGAGGCTTATATATATGAATACTTAGAGACTCTAGACGGCTATAAAGTAGAACCAAAAACACGGAATTTAATAGAAGACATTAACAATTGTGCTAATTTATACCAGTTAAACAGAGTTAAACGCTGGATTCGTGAAAAAAAATATGAAATAGATGCAACTTTAATAGAGTAAATACGTTATATTTGTACACGCGTTCATCCGACATTATAAACGCAAAGGTATTATTTAGCCATTTTAATGAACAAGAGGTCGGATGCTTGGGATTTAAAGTGGCTTTTTTTATGCTGAAAAATTAAATACAATGAGTAAAGAACTTCCATTCTTTAAGTTTAACGCCACCGAGTGGATAACTGGTAACATAAGTTACGAATCATTTGAACTTCAAGGCGCATTTATTAGCGTATGTGCTGAATACTGGAATCGTAATAACCAAATGACAATAGAAGAAGCAAAGCTGCGTTTACGTAATGCCGAAATAGTTGATTTATTAATAGCAAAAGGATATTTAAAAACGAAAAAAAATAATTTAGTTATTAGATTTTTAGATTTAGAGAAACAAGAAATAAAAGCTAAACGTTTGAAACTCAGTGAATCTGGACGCAAGGGTGGCTTAAGCAAGGCTAAAGCGTCGCTAAAGCAAGGCTCTAGCATTATAGATAAAGATAAAGAAGAAGATACTATAATAGTTCGCAAACAAAAGTTTGGCGATAAATTAAAACCTTTTTTAGAATCTTATGAAAAGCAAATGATTAGGGAATTTTTTGACTATTGGACTGAACACGGCGACAAAGACAAGAAAATGCGATACGAAAAACAGACTTCGTTTAACATTGAATTACGCTTAAAGACATGGCTTAAAAATAAAATCGAAAGAAATAAACCTAAATTTAATTTACCCACTACAATTATAGACTAATGTACAAAAGACTAACAAACGTAAATAACGAACTTTTCGATATACGCCAACAGAAAGACGTACGCGGAAAGTCAATAGGCTGGGACTGGGATTTATTACCGTACACAATAAAAGAAGGCTGCACTACTTATATAGGTTCTGCGCCAGCTAGTGGAAAAACGGAACTTTGGTTTGAAATTCTTATAAACCTTTCGTGTTTACATAACTGGAATCATGTAATATTTTCGCCAGAAACTGGTAGTAGTGCTGAAATATTCGCCGAACTATGTTACAAGTATATCGGAAAACCCTACGTACAAGGTCAAAACTCTATGTCGAACAGCGAACAAGTAATAGCTGAAATGTTTATTAACGAACATTTTATTGTAATTGATCCAATAGACGAAGACCTAACTATTACAAAATTTTACGAACTAGTAGACGAAATAGAGAAAAAAGAGGGCATGAAAATACACACCACAACTATTGACCCGTGGAACGAACTAACCGAGGAATTTATACAAGCTGACCTAGGACGCGAAGATAAGTATCTTAGTAGGATTTTAGGACAAGTAAGAAAAAACGCGCGTAAAACTGGACGGCATAACTGCGTAATTAATCACGTACGCGACCAACCTATGGTAAGTAGTAAAACAATAGCTGGAACCGACATAAGTTATTTCCCTATGCCTAGCGCTAGAGACTTCGCGGGCGGTCAAGTTTGGTTTAGAAAAGGTCTAAGCGTATTAATACCATGGCGACCACCTTACGGCTTGTTGGATTCAGAGGGTAACGGCGCAGAAAAAAACGAAGTACATTTAAAAGTAGCCAAAAGCAAACCGAAAGGCGTATCGAAAAACGGAGTTTATAAGTTATATTTGGACTTAGATAAATACCAGTATTATATGCTAGATTTTAAAGGGAATAGGATTTACGCAAATAGGGAAAAGAAACAAGCGCCACAGCTTAAAATGACAAATTTAGGACACAAATTAAAATCAATGCAATAATGGACATAGGACTAAAACTATTACTAGCAAAGGGCAAAATTCTTTCGATGAAATGGCGAATTAAATTGACCCGCGAAGAACTAGAGAAAAAACGACCAACCGCGAAAGCATTTATAGAAGGCGCTAACGACGTAGAAATAGACCTAGACGAAGTTTATAACGTAATAGACGACCTAGAAACAGAACTGCGAATACAAGGACGCGAAATAAACCGCTGTTTACAGATTAACGGACAGCTAAAACAAAGAATAGAAGAACTAGAACACGAACTTAAATTTAAAAATGTAGACTTATGACAAAAGAACAGAAACTAGTAGCGCTTTGCGCACTATTACCAGTAGTAGGCGACTGGATAGAAGACCTAAACGACCAGCGAATATTTACAAAGCTAGTTAAACAACGCGCAAACATGCTATTAACTGAAATAAGACGCATAGATAACGACGTTTTAAGCACTGGTGAACAAGAAATTTTTAACCAGCAAGTAGACTTACAGCGTGCGTTTATTCAATTCGTTTCAAAACAAATAAAACTAGACTAATGAATTTACTAGAACTTCATGCGGGCAGCAGATCAATAGGAAAAGTAGCTGAAAAATTAGGAATGAATGTTTTTTCTGTTGACTGGACTAATTACGAAAATATCAATTTAGTAATAGACATAGAAAAATTAAAACCTACAGACATTCCATTTATTCCAGACATTATTTGGACTAGTCCAGATTGTACTACTTATTCAATTGCAGCAATAAGTCACCATAGAAATGGAACTATTCCAGTAAGTGAATATGCAAAAAAATGCGATGCAGTAAATTACCACCAAATAGAATTAATTAATTACTATTTAAATATTAATCCTAATTTAAAGTTTTTTATTGAAAATCCTAGGGGTATGATGCGAAAAATGCCGTTTTTAAATGGAATAGATAGGACAACTATTTGGTATTGTCAATATGGAGACGACCGCGCAAAGCCTACTGATATTTTTACAAATAATTTATATAGCGTATTTAATCCAAATGGATGGATTCCAAAACACGAATGCCATAACGGAAATAAAAATTGTCACCATGAATCTGCGCCTAGAGGATCTAAGACGGGAACGCAAGGAAAAAAGGATAGTTATAATAGAAGTAAAATACCAGAACAATTAGCACTAGAAATATTAAAAAGTTGTCAAAATGAGATGTAAAAACTGCAAAGAGAAGTTTGAGCCTATACGCTTTAACCACAAATTTTGTTTAAAAGACGAATGTATAAAAGCCTTTGTAGAAGAAGTAAAGACGAACCAATGGAAAACGACTAAAAAACGAATGAAAGAAGACCTAAAAACACTACAAGACTGGCTTAAAGAAGCGCAGACAATCTTTAACAAGTATATAAGACTACGCGACATGGGTCTAGTCTGTATTTCATGCCAGCAACCGCCTAAGAAACGAAATTGCGGGCATTATTTTTCTAGTGGGGGACATAGTAACGTTCGTTTTGACGAAGACAATTGTCACCTACAATGTGAACACTGCAATACATATTTGTCTGGCAACCTACTTAACTACCAGATAGGAATACAAAAGAGAATCGGGGCGCAAAAGCTACTTGAACTACAAGAACGGGCGCACCTTACGAAAAAATGGACTATAGATGAACTGAAAGAAATAATAAAAACGTATAAAACAAAAGTAAGATCATTGCAATGAAAAAAATAAGTTAAAAAGTTTGTATATTTAAAATAAGTGTTATATTTGCATATAAACAAAAACCAATTTTTATGAAAAATCTATTTAAAGCGCTGGCTAATTTCCAGCAAGAAGTCCCAGTAATTCACAAAGCGACGCAAGGTTATGGCTATAGCTACGCAGACTTACCGAAAATTTTTGAGGTTATCAATCCGTTACTAAAAAAACACGGACTAGGATTTATGCAGTTGATTAATGGCACGGATCTAGTTACATGCGTTTTCCATGTAGACAGCGAAGAACAAATAACAAGCACTACGGCAATACCTCAAAACGTAGCTTTAAAAGGAATGAACGACTTTCAAGTTATGGGTTCGGCTATTACTTACGTTAGACGTTATGCTATCAGTTCTATGTTAGGATTAGTAACCGACAAAGACACGGACGCAAGCGGCGAACAAGTAAAGAAACTACCTACAATAGACGCTAAACGATTCCAGAAAGCTGTCGAAGCTATTCAGTCTGGCAATTACACACGCGAAGAACTAGAATCGAAGTTCACTTTAACAGAAGGTCAAACGGATTTACTGAACGCTTTATGAATGCTTTTAAAATTAGATGTTCGGCAATAGGTAAAATCATGACAAACCCCCGCACTAAGGGGGAGTTGTTAAGCCAGACCGCTAAAACATACATAGAAGAACAAGTAATATCGGACAAGTACGGAATTAAAAAGCAATTTTACAGCCGTTACACGGACAAAGGTATACTAGTAGAAGACGACGCTATCAATTTAGTGTCGGATGTCTTAGATTTAGGTTTTATATGGAAAAACGAAGAACATTTTAGCAATGACTGGATGACTGGAACACCAGACGTAAACACGGACAGCGTTTTATTAGACGTAAAATCTAGCTGGGACGCTACGACATTTCCTTTTTTCGCTACAGAAATACCTACGAAAGACTATTACTACCAATTGCAAGGCTATCTAGAACTTACGGGCAAAACTGAATCGTTACTTTGTTATTGTTTAGTTAATACACCCGCAGACATGGTAGAAGACGAAGTAAGACGCGCACATTGGAACGCTAACTTATTAGAAGAAAGTATAGACCTACGCGACGAAGTACAAAAACGACATAACTTCGACCACATACCAGATAACCGACGCGTTAAAGTCTTCAAAGTAGAAAAAGACGAACAAGTAATAGAAGCAATCAAAGAACGCGTAGAGCTTTGCAGAGAATATTATAACACCTTAATGAATTTCTTATGACACCAAAAGAAAAAGCTGAAAAAATGATAAGTTGGTTTGATGAAATACATATTGATCATAAAAAAGATATTGCTTATTCATTTGCTCATTTAACTTTAGAAGAAAAAAAATACATTTTAAATAAATCGATTGATGAAATTCTAAAAAGCCAAAATAATATATATGGCGTAAATAATAAAGCAACTAAATTTTATTTAGAAGTTAAAAAAGAAATAAACAATATGAACCAACAAATAGAAGATAAAATAGTATTACGTGTTTTAGCACGTTTTAACGAACGTTCGCAAGTAGGAATAAACAAGTACAACACAACACTTGAAAGAACCGATTTAAGCACCTTAGAATGGCTTACACACGCACAAGAAGAAGCTATGGACTTTGTACTTTACTTGGAACGACTAAAAGACGAATTTAAAACACAACAAACAAAAGACAATAAATAAAAATAGTGTCAAATGTTTGATTATTAACTAAACAACAAGAACAATGACAGCAGTAGAAAAATTTATAGAGCAACTCGAGGCACAAGGCGAATCTTGGGAAAATGTAAGCATTGGAAGAATACAAATTTCAATTAATGTTGAAGACTATTTGAAGCTAATAGAACAAGCTAAAGAAATGGAGAAGGAGCAGATGGGTTATAGTGAAGAAGATGTAATTAAAATTGTCGAAAAAAGTAGAGAAACGGGATTAACTGCGGAGTATTTACTACTAACCTTTAAACAACAAGAACAATGACACCAAAAGAAAAAGCAAAGGAATTATTTTATAAAATGTCAGATGTTTTTCAAGGTAACTTGGATAATTATACTGCAGAAAGATGTGCATTGATTGCAGTTGATGAGATAATAAATAATAATTCAAAAATACCTGGAGATTTGGATGGTTTACATATTATGGAAAATATATTATTTTGGGAAGAAGTAAAACACGAAATAAAGAACCTTTAAACAACAAGAACAATGAGTATAGGCGGAACTTCTCTTCGATATAGAACGCTGGCAGCTCGGAAAGACGAGCATATTTTTAACTTTAAAAAACAAGAACAATGGAAACAAAATTTTTACAAAGTGTAGAGAGATACACAAACAAACAAGAAGGAAAAACTGGATACAAAGCTATTTATAGCAATGGAATTGATTTTCAAACATTATTCTTCCCAATTAGAAATGGAGTAGATGTTATTAATATTCCTTCAATTATTAACTCAGTTCAAACAATAGATGATTTAGAAGCTATTGGAGCAGAACTTTAAACAACAAGAACAATGATTAAATTTTATATCGTAATAACATTAGCAATAGTACAATTTATTGTGTGTAGTTTATTAATTGTTATTTATAGAAAGAGTAAAGAACCAAAACACGAAGGAACAGTATATGGTTGTATACTTGGAGTTGGATTATCTTTTGCTTATGCGATAGAAGCATTTGCTAACCTTTAAACAACAAGAACAATGAAGATACAAACAGAATTTTATAATAATGAAATAGGTAGAAATTATTTCGAGCAGTATTTTACTACTGAAACACCAAAGCCAATAAACGCAAATGACTATTTTTTATTAAAGGAAAGCCTAGAAAACGCTTTGTATTTATTAATGCAAGACAAAAAAATAGAATTACGAATTGTAATTAAAGAACAATGAAAGAGAAAAACTTAGCTATTATTTTAACGCTTTCTATAGTAGGATTGGCGTTATATGGATTTTTTAACCTTGTCGCGTGGTTATGGCGTGGCGTATTTTAGTAACAATTAAATAAATATACAATGGAAAACAAGTTAAACACGGGGGCAATCTTTAAAAACACGAACAAGAAAGCGGAAAACCACCCAGACTACAAAGGTAAAGTAAACGTAAACGGGAAAGAAATGGAAGTAGCGTTATGGGTTAAACAAGGAAAAGCTGGATCGTTCTTTTCAGCGTCATTTAGTGAACCTTACGTAGCACCAGCGCAAAGCGAACCAGTAAGCAAAGTAGAAAACGACGATTTCCCGTTTTAAGTATGGAAATAAACGACACCGAACTACGTAAAAAGCTACAAGCATTACTTAGAACACGAACACGGAACCAAATAGTAACAGAAATAAAAACACGGACTGGCAAATTTCACCAATACCAAATAGACAAGTTCCTAAAAGGTCATGACGTAAGCCTAAGCACAGCTATAAAGCTAGACGAATACGTTTTAAGAGAATCAATGTAACACGAAGCCAGTTTAACCGCTGGCTTTTTTATTGTTAATAACTTTTTTACAGCGTGTTTAGATTTTCATCGTAAGTTTGATTAAAATTTAACCAATGAATTACATTTATCTAGTAGCTTTTGTTTGGTGGTTCGTCAAGTTCGAACCTTTACAGCTTGCGTTTGACTACATTTTTAGACGTTTGCCTATTAACCACCTTACAAATATTATTTACGAATCGTTAGGCTGTCCTAAATGCGTAGGGTTTTGGGCTTCGCTGTTTATTACTGGCAACTTTTTTACGGCTTGCGTCGTTAGTTTGTTATCTTTTACCCTTGACGTATGCTTAGCGAAGCTGGACAGATAGCAATAGACGCACTACTAACGGAAATAAACCCCGAACGACTTAGCAAAATGCACCTTAGAAAGTTGCAAGCTATCAAAGTAAAAGAAACGGGCGTCCGTGACAATGAATGTTTTTGCCGTCCAGACAAAAGACAGAAATGGTTTGCCGAATTTAATACGTGGTATGAAAAAAACGCTAGATAAATACATAAGCGAACACTACGACGAAGTAAGAAAGTATACAAACCACTTTTTAAAGGCGTACAATAAGCGTAAAAATATAACCTTGTCAATGCTGAACGCGGACACGTGCATAAATAACGCCTACCTACACGTCTTAACTATTGACACGGACAAAATAGACACCAATAGCGTAAAGTCTTACCTACTTAATACAATTAAATATCAAATAATCTGGGACACTAGCCTAAGCCACAAACAAGACGACTGCCTAGCGTTGGAATTTATACCAAAAGACGAACCAGATAACGACGACGTTAAACATAAGATAGGAATAGAAAACAAATATAACGACCAGCTAGCCTATATAGAGATCTATAGAAATAGTTTAACTTGTCCAGTAGAAAAAAAGGTATTCGAAAGCTATTACGACAAGGGACACCGAACGGCAAAGAGTCTAGGTAAATACTTTGGCATATCGAACACGTCAGCACATTATTTAATACGCGGAATTAAATTAAAAATCCGTGAAATTCAATATAGTTATGAAAACAAATGAAATAACAGCGGCGCTGGCTAGAGTAGTTCTATTCACTATAGGCGGGGTTATTTGTCTAGGTGGTTACGAAACAGCTTTGCGTATGTTTGGCGTGCTAATTATAATTAAAGCCATAGGAAACGAACTAAAACACGAAGAAAATGAAAATTAAAGACGAATACAAAGGGAAAACCATAGTAACTTATGACAGCGTACTAGGTCAAAGACGCATCGAAGTAGACAAAATCCACCCCGCGCAGTTTAAATATTACGTGACTATAGGACTAGGCTACATTTTCGAAAAGGAAAACGCTACAATAAGCTATAAAGGCGTAGAAGAAGCCACCGAAAACACGGAAAAAGAACCTATTCAAGAACCAGTAACAAAGAAACCAAATGCCACAACCAATAAAAGGAGAAAAAAAAGAGACGTTCCTAGCTAGATGCATAGCAGACGAAGAAAGCGTAAACGCATTTCCCGACAAATTCCAACGTTACGCCGTTTGTGTCCATACGTGGGAAACTCATTCACGTGAAGCGTTAAGCATTTACAAGGAGACCTTTAAAAACACGAAAAAGAAATGAAGTTCTACATTCTAGACTATGGTAAAGACATGATCCACGAAGGTAAAGTAATAACAGACTACCTAGAGAAAATGCAATTTCACCATATAGCCTATCTAACAAACGCCGACGGGTTACTATGTTTAGAAGAAGTAGACGAAGACGATTTTTTAAACCACTTCAAAAACACGAAACATGGCAAAGCCTAGATACATAGAGACACCAGAAAAGCTGTACGAACTATTCGAGCAATACACGGAAGATACAAAACGTAGAGTAAGAACAATACCAAAAGCAACTAACAAAGGCGTACTATACGAAGAACACGTGCCACCCCTTACAATAGACGGATTTAAAACCTACGCCAACAAACAAGGTACAGATATAAACCGATACTGGTATAATGTAGACGGGACACTCAACGAGTATGTAAGCATCGTTACGCGCATTAAAGAAGAAATTCGAAACGACCAAGTCGAAGGCGCACTAGTCGGGCAATATCAACAGAACATAGTAGCCCGCCTAAACAACCTAACCGAAAAGACGGACGTAACCAGCAACGGAGAAAACATAAATGAAATTAAAATATCAATCATTCGACCAGACACCAAAGAACTAGAGTAATGGAACATATAACACTTAGAGTAACAAGACCAGACATGTCAGTATATGAAATTACGTTTACTGATGTTAGAATACGAAAAGACGAAACTGGAATATCGGTATACCAAAAAGGATGCAACAATACTTTAGTAGGGTTTTACCCTTTGACGTGGTCTTTAGAATTGGCAAATTTTGAAACCATTGAATAAATGGAACTAAAGTCTACAATAGTCTTTGAAAGGAATTACGACGCGCTTTACAATAACGAGGCGCGTTTTATTATTAACGAGGGTGGTAGCCGTTCATCTAAGACCTATAGCCTTTGCCAGCTTATTCTAGTCTATTGCCTACAGAACAAAGGCGTAGTGGTGTCAATCATTCGTAAGACTTTCCCAGCGTTACGCGCTACAGCTATGCGAGACTTTCTAGAAGTTCTTAAGGATTCTGGCATCTACGACAAAGCCAGTCATAACATGTCCGAACACATTTACTCTTTCGCTAATGGATCTATAGTAGAGTTCTTTAGTGTAGACGACGAACAAAAGATACGAGGGCGCAAGCGTCACCTAGCATGGTGTAATGAAGCTAACGAACTATTCTACGACGACTTTACGCAACTTAACATGCGTACCGAATCCAAACTAATCTTTGACTACAATCCCAGCGACTCGAACAGCTGGCTATATGAACTACCAAAAAACGAAAGTATATTAATTAAGTCCACGTACAAGGATAACCCGTTTTTACCAGAAAGCATAAAGATACAAATCGAAGACCTTAAGCGAACAGACGAAGCGCTTTACCAGATTTACGCACTAGGTGAAAAAGCCATCAGTAAGTCGAACATATATTCTAACTGGACATTCTTACCACATAGACCCGCACGCTTTACAGAATTTATATACGGGCTGGATTTTGGTTATAACCACCCGTTAGCTTTGATGCGCATATACTGGCATGAAAAGGACATCTTTATAGAACCAGTCATTTACGAAAGCTACCTAACCACCGCGAACCTAATCGAAAAGCTAGCCAGTCTAAACATAGAAAAGAACGCGGACATTATAGCCGACTATGCCCGACCCGAAATAATAGCCGAACTTAACAACGCTGGTTATAACGTGCTGAACGCAAACAAGGCGGTAAAGAAAGGACTAGACGCCGTTAAGTCATTTGGGGTTTACGCACAAGAACACGAAGCCCTAAAGAAAGAATACCAGAACTACAAATGGAAAAAGGTAGGGGACACAATCCTAGACGAACCAGTTAAACTTTGGGACGATGCAATGGACGCGACACGTTACGCGGTTACTTACATCAAAGAACAATACTATACCGACGACAGCTACTTTGCTTTTTAGAACCTAAACAAACACGGAAAATAATATAGTTATGGCACAATCAATAATAGCACAACCGCAGAGAATTATGCCCGCTTACAATCCGATTAGGTTTATAGCGGACAGCACAAACAAAAATAAAACTGGCTTTAGGTACATTTACCAAATTTACAGCGGCGCTACCTTGTTAGGTACGTTCAAAGTATTACCGACCTTTTCGACTGGTTACGGCGAAATAGACCTATCTAAATTCCTTTCGAGTTACGTAAGCTGGGATTTTAGCCCTAGCGTAACACTAGACAAAGCCGCGCCGAATAGTTATAAGAACTACCAAGTAAACATAGGCGAAGAATATTTGTACGAAATTACCTATACGTCTGCGCTAACCAACAGCGGTACGAATACACGAATTAACGTAGCTAACATCTTTCAAGTAGGTGACCAAATAAACATAACACAAAATGACGGCGGTGTGGCTAACCCATTACTAGAGGGACTACACACAATTGTAGCCGTGTCGGGAACTTGGATTGACGTTAACGTACCTTTCAGTTCAATTACGAACGTGAATATAGACGGCGTTATTAACTATGCTAATCAACAAAAAGTAGTGACATACAATATAACCACTATTACAAACCTAAGAGTCTTTAATGGGGCGTTTACGTGGGTCGATTGGGTTACGTACAATTTTAACGACTACACTCTAGACGGCGATACTAAGCAATGGCTAACGAACCAGCCAAAAACGGACTTTTATTGTACACTAGGACAAGACCTATTTCTAAACGCAAGGGCTGTAGTAGGTAAAAAGATTTACTTTCAAAATAACGACGGCGACACGTACAGCAAAAACGTAGTGAATAACGATTCGATAGTAAGCGTAGCTGTAGGCTGTAACAATTACGGCGCATTGACGCCCATTACTGGCGTGCTACCAATGTTAAAAGACGATACAACCTATTATGACTTTTGGTACGAAGACGCGGGACAGAAGTCCGTTAAGTATAGAGTAAACGTAGACAGACGCGTTCAGATTAACGAATATCATATTTGCTTCTTGGATCGTTTAGGGTCATTCTCTAGCTTTGCATTTCAGCTAAAGAGTTACGAACGCGGCGACGTTACACGCGACGAATTTAACAAAGACGTACAAGGCTACGTTAAAGCGGGCGCATGGAATTACAATTACGAAGAATTCGGATTTAACACGTTCAATATTAACGTGACTAAGACGCTAGAGTTAAACACCAACTGGATGACTCAAAACATGTCGGACTATTTCCAAGAACTGATAACATCGCCTCAAACGTTTTTAAAGTTAGTTCAATACGTAACGACAGAAGACGGCGAACTAGTCCTAGATGAAGACGGCTGTCCTATACACGTAGCAGAAAGCACGGCTTACGTTCCTTGCATCGTACAAAACAACAGCTTCGAAGTCTACAAACAACGTAACAAGCACCTAATCAAACAAAGCATTTCAGTTAAACTAGCAAACAACGACAACGTAAATGGTTAATAACGTAAAAATAGTCCTAGAGACTGGCGTTCTAGATGTCCGTCAAGACGTACAATTTCCCCTCAACTTTTCAGTAGGTGACATTCGCGACATATCAAAACGTAGCGGTACGTTTAGTAAGACTATCGTACTAGCTGGAACTGATAACAATAACCAACTATTAAACCATTACTACGACGTTAATATAAGCGCTGGAACGTTTGACATAACTAAGTTAACTAAATGTCAAGTAGTACAAAATAACGTAGTCATTTTAGACAATGCCCTTTTGCAGTTGGTGAATGTAAACAAACAGCAGTTGACGGACGCACACGAACAAATTGTTAACTACGAAGTTTTAATAAAAGACACGAAAGCCGAACTATTTACTACAATGAATAGTAAGGAACTAAACGACCTAGACTTTTCAGACCTTGACCACTTCCAAACAAGCGCTGGAATTGTTTCGACGTTTAACAATACGATAGCAGACGGGTACAAGTACGTGCTACCTTATTCGACCACAAACACGAATAACTACCACATAAGGAAAATGAAGCCCGCTATCTATGCTAAGACTTATTTTGACCGCATCTTTAGCAACGCTGGCTACACATACCAGTGGGACGATATAGTACAAGCTAGGTTTGATAAACTTTTAATTCCTTACAACGGCGACGAAAACGTAATAGACTGGAACGACTTTAAAGTAAAAGCGGAAAATTCCTTTAACACTTCTGTTACGCAGTCTTTTAGTTTTTTTATTCCATTTCAACAAGTAATAACTGGATGGACGGAAACGCTAGACACCCAAAACATATTTAACCCATTAACGGGATTTTATACCGCACCAACAAACACCGATCCTTTAGCTTCGCAGTCTTACGAATTTAATTTTACAATTACTTACGAAATAGAATTTGATAACCACAACGCGAACCCAGCTAGGATTTATCAATTTACAAATGGTAGTTACACGCCATCTTCGGCAACTTTTAGCCCGTATCTTAAAGCGCTTAACCCCGTTACCATAGGTACAACCGCAGCACTAAACCCAGTTGTTATAAATAATTTTATACCTTCTGGCGTTTCTACGTTTGGAACTTATTCCAATTCAGTTATAACTAGTCCGTCTGGCTATATTACTACTGGCGACATTTTGAAAATGGCTGTCGGAATAGATTCTACAATGAACAACGGCGCTTATAACTGGCGAACTGCTGGCGGTTCTTCGGCTTTGGTAGACGTTAATATAAAGGTTTTAGATATTAAAGTAGAAATAGTTCCTAATAGTAACACGGCTGTTATTTCTGGGTTCTTAAATATGAACGAATACGTACCGCAAAAGATTAAACAAGCGGACTTTGTTAAGTCTATTTTTCAAATGTACAACCTATTCGCAGACGTAGACCCAGCGCAACCGAATAACATTATATTAAGACACCGCGACGAATACTACGACAACGGCGCGCAGAAAGACTGGACGTATAAACTAGCAAAAGACCGCGAACAAAACCTAGAGTTTTTGCCAGACGTTACAAACAAACGTTTAATATTAACCTACAAACAAGACGAAGACGAACCTAACCAATTGTACTACCAAAGCACGGACGAAATATACGGGCAACAAGAATACATTTTTGATTCAGAATATGTAAGGGACGTAGACACAAAGGAAATAATCTTTAGCCCTACGCCAATTACTAAAACTAGTTTTGGGGCTATCGTTCCAATGATTGACGGACAAGCGCCTAAAACGAACATAAGAATACTTTACGACGGCGGCGAACAGCCGTGCGGACTATGGAACTTAGTAGCTAGCGGGACAACGGGAACTTTTAACATAGCAACTTACCCAGCTATTACCCATTTCGACGATGCGAACACACCAACGTTTGACATTAATTTCGGAACGTGCGACTTTTACTATTACAATCCAGCGACACTTACTAACAATACTTTGTTTAACATGTACTGGCGTCGTACGATCAATCAAATAAACGTCGGCAAAATGCTTACGGCATTCTTTAAACTAGACGAACGCGACATACATAGTTTAAAACTTAACGACAAAATACGTATTGATAACAGCTGGTGGAATATTAACAAGGTAATAGATTATAACGCGGGTTTAAACCAGTTAACAAAAGTCGAACTAATAAGCGTAGATACCGAAATAGACCTAGCGCCGTTTCAAACTGCAAGCGGTAACCCAGCGCCTAGCACAACTACCAGCGTAGCTTTAACTTCTGTTATGTCGTCGGCAATGCAAACGAATAACGTAATTCTAGCGGGTGCAAACGTAGCTATTTACGGCACGCGTAACATGGTAGCGCAGAACGTTCGCGGAATGATTATAGGCGACGAAAACACGTTAAACGAAGACGGACTAATTACGCCACGAATTAACGGCGTAGCTATGCAAGCGACTGGCTATATTGCTAATCTAACCCAAACGGGAACGAACGCACCAGAAGCAAACGTTTTTACTGGTCAATTAGTTACATGGACTAGAACGGCGGCTGGTGAATACTTAGGTACGCCAGAAACGCCTTACGACTTTTCCGCGACTTACGTAATGATTAACAACGTAGAACATGACTTCTTAACTAGTGCGTACATAAACACGGACGGGAACGTAGTGGTAGTAACATGTAAAACTAGCGGACATTCACATCAAGACAATGTACTAAATAATACAACTCTAGAAATTCGAACCTACTAAAAAGGTAATATAGTTATGAATGAAGTAACGATACCATTAAAGCTGACGGGCGTCGGTTCGATGAAAGCCGAACTACGCGCCTTAAAAGCTGAACTAGCAAACGCTACAGACCCCGCACAAATGGAAGCACTCGCAATGAAAGCGGGTGAACTATCGGACAAAATAAAAGACGCTAACGACGCGGTAAATGTTTTCGCTAGTGGCTCAAAGTTTGAACAAGTAAGCAACGGACTAGGCGGTATTAAAGACTCTTTAATGAGTCTAGACTTTGAAGAAGCTAGCCAGAAGTCCGCAGCATTTGCGCAGAACTTAGGTAAGTTAAGCCAGACAGATATAAGCGGGGCGCTTAAAGGTATCACTGGTATGGTTAAAAATATGGGTGCGGCTTTCATTAAGTTAGGTATTCAGATTCTAGCGAACCCTTTGTTTTTATTAGTTGCTGTTATTGTGGCTATTGTGGCTGCGATTGCTATTTTCTTAAATAAAATAGGTGTACTAGGTAAGGTTATGGACGTAATCATGGCGCCTATTAATGCTGTAATTGCTGGTTTTAAAATGCTTACCGACTGGTTAGGTTTAACAAGTTTTGCCGCAGAAGAAAACGCGGAAAAAATACAAAAAGCGAACGAAGAAATAATAGAGTCTAGTAAGAAAAGAAGCGAAGCACAAGCCGCAGCTTATGACTTTGAAATAGAAAAGGCTAAGATTAACGGAAAAGACACCACTAAACTAGAACTAGAAAAGTCTAAAGCCCTAACAAACGAGGCTAAGTTACGACGTAATCGTCAAATGATGGAACTAAAAGCATTGAACGCCATTGCAAACGACGACAATAAAGAACAACGTAAGAAACTACGCGAGTCTATTAACGCGGAAAACATTACAATACGTCAAGGATCACGCGAACGCATGTTAATTTTAATGCGTGAAACCGCAGCTAAACGCGAGGAGTACAGAAAGCAAAGAGAAGCTGCACAGAAAGCCGCAGAAGAAGAAGCAAAAGCAGCAGCACAAGCCGCAGCAGATGCAGCACGCGAAGCCGCAGCACGTTGGAAAGAAAAGAAAGACGCTATTAAAAAGGCGACAGAAGACATTCAAAAAGAAATTGCTTCTGCTAACAAGTTACTAACCGATTCAACTAAAACACAACAACAAGTAGAAGTTGACGACGTAAAAGTTAAATACGAGGCGTTAATAGCAGAAGCTGTAAAGTACAAACAAGACACTACAGCACTAGAGAAAGCGAAGCAATTAGAAATAGAAAGAATTAACAAAGGCTATACAGACGCAGAAATAGAAAAGCAAAAGAAAATTGACGACGAAAAACTAGCCGACCAGAAAAGACAAGCTGACCAGTTAAAAGCGTTTAACGATGCCGAAGCGTTAAAGTCCGAAGAACTAGACGAACAAATTTACCAGTCGAAACTTAGCGCACAACAAAAGGAACTAGAGACAAATCAATATCATTTCGACGAATTAAAAGCGCAGTACGAACGATACGGAAAAGACACAACCGATTTAATAGCTAAGCAAAAAGAAGAAGAAGACAAAATAAACGCTAAGTATGCACTAGCAGAAATCGAAAAGGCTAAAGGTATACGGGATTCAAAGATTCAATTTACCCAAGACATTGCAACGGGTATAGGCGCTATAGGCGAAATGTTTATAAAAGACCAGAAGAAACTAGAGAAATTCAACAAAGCACAAGCGCTAGTTCAAATCGGAATTGACACGGCGAAGGCTATCAGTTCGTTAGTTGCTATGTCGCAAGCTAACCCGCTTAACGCGGTTACTGGTGGCACGGCTGGGATTGCACAATACGCTAGCGGTATCTTACAAATTATAACCAACGTAGCAAAAGCAAAAAGTTTGTTGTCAAATCCTAGCGGGTCTGTTTCTGGCGGTGGTGGCGGTGGTGGTGGCTCTGAGTCATCAACTAGCGTTACGGCTATTTCGCCAGCTACTCAAATGTTCGGACAAGGTAACAACTTAAATACTGCGGGCGGTCAAGGTTCTGTTAACTCTAATCAAAATATGGTAGTTACTGCTGTCGTTTCTGAAACGGACATAACTAACACACAAAACAAAATAGATAAAATCAAAAAATCTGCGGAACTATGACAAGCTATCAAGCACTAATAAACGAAATAACTACATTTTACGACAATCATATTCAAGTAAAAAAGGTAGGTTCGGACTTCAAAGAGCAAATGTTTAACTTCGCTACTAAAGACGAAAAGTACCCTATTGTATATATAGTACCAGTAAGCGCTTTGCCGACTGAAAACACGAACGATTTTACTTTAGAAATATATTGCTTTGATATAATCCAAAAAGACCGCGCTAATATTAACGTAATCCTTTCAGATTGCCAGCAAATTCTTTACGATCTTTACACGTACTTTATTAACTCTAATAACTACGCCTTTGACGTTATAGACATTCCTAGCTTTACGCCTTTAAATAACGATTTATTAGACTATTGTGCGGGCTGGGTTATGACTGCGACTTATTCAGTAAACAACTGGACAGACTGCGCCGTCCCTTTAAAGGCAAACTAAACGACTTTTTAAAATAATATAGTTATGGGATCAAATTTATTAGGAGAATTAGCGGGTAATAACGGAACTTTTATTTTGAATTCCGATATTAACCTAACAAAAAAAATAGACGCTATCGTAGTTTTAGAAGATACTATTTTCCAAACTATCGGAGTAAATGGAGTTGACGCGAAAGCAACCTATTTAGCAGACCCAACGATAGCAATTAAAGCGGGTGCAATTATAACGCCGTTAGACGCATTGCAGTTTAGTAATGTAAGAATAGATAGCGGTTCTATTGCTTTAGTTTTAGGGTAATATGTACGGCTTCGCTATTTCACTTTATAATACAACGCGCTGGATTTATAGTCAAGGTTCTAGCTTGTTTGTTTTTAGAATAACCGAAAACACGGACGCACGAATAACAGAAAATAACGACAAATTAATCATTGAATAAATGGCAAATATTAAAATAAGTCAATTACCAGCGAAAGGCGCTAACTTAGAAGCTACGGACCTAGTAGAAATTTCCGAATTTAACGGGTCTGGCTATGTTTCCAAATCAATAACGGGACAAGAAATAATAGACGCTGCTAGTGGTGGGGGCGTAACAGACGTAACAGCTACGGCGCCGTTAAGTTCTACGGGTGGTAGTACGCCAGATATAGCAATTACACAATCTGGCGCAGCAGACGACGGCTATTTAAGTAGTGGCGATTGGAACGCTTTTAATAATAAACAAGACGGACTTATAAGTGGTTTTAATATTAAAACAATTAACGGAAATTCTGTTTTAGGAAGTGGCGATTTAACAATAAGCGGTGGAGGAGCATCTGGAATCCATAGTATTTTTTTACCCGGTAGTTCTTGGAATGTTGAAACATCAAACAATTTAACGGGAGGTGCTGTTGGGGCGTATACAACTCAATCGGGTCAAATGACCTATGTTCCATATGTGCCAAATAATAACATTACATCAACGACATTGGCTTTTAACTGTTCCAATGCAATTGCTACAAGTAAAGCAAAACTTTGCATTTATTCACATAATGGAGTGAATCAACCAAACGCAAAACTTTACGAAAGTGCGGAGATTGATTTATCAACAAGCGGATTAAAAACTATTACGGTATCTTTTAATTTTGTAAAAGGTACTATTTATTGGTTTGGAATTTTATCAAACATTTTTAATAGCCAGATTTCTGGAATGACAACATCACAAGGCGGTTTACATATAGGTTGGATTGGTGCATCGAGTGTATTATCTTGGACTCAAACTTCCATAACATATCCAAACGCTCCAGCAACTGCTACACTAAATTCATTTGGTACAACTGCAGTAGTAATCAGAATTAAATAAATAATTATGCCACAATTGAGAAACGAAATTTATGATGAGAACGGGTTAGTTCGAGTTGAGTTCATTGAAGTAGACGAACCTACACAAGAAGAAATTATTGCACAAAAAGAAGCTGAACTGCTAGCAATGTACAATGAACTTAAACAATTAAAAGGCGAGTAATGGCATACGCTAACAACGGGGTTTTCAATATTAAATATAAGACGCGTAATAAAATAGCGCAGACTTTGCGCCGTATTATTGCAGATGAAACGCTAATTGACACGGGTTCGCTTTACGATTCCGTTAGAATTAACGCGCAGATTCCCGCACTAGGTGAATTGGAAATACAGATTTTAGCTATGTATTATTTTGGTTACCTAAACAACGGAACCGAAAAAATGGCGGCGTTTGATTTATGCGCTAAGTTAACAGAAGCCCTACAAAATAACGGAACGACACAAGAAATATTTCAGCAGTACACTGAATGGATGGCGCAAAGATACCCTATCTTACAAGTGGCTAATATCTTAGGACAAAAGAATAGTATTATTTATACATTCGAACCGATAGGCGGTGAATTCAACTGGGATTTAAAATTTAGGGGTTTCTAAATAACCCATTTCTTTACGCATAGATAACATATTAAAGACAAATATTAAAGGCAATTTGCCTATTTCTTCTATTTTAGTTAGGTCACCTTCGCAAAGGTCAAACAATAAAGCCTCCCAGCCCCATTTTTTAGAACGCTTACCTTGTTCTTTTTGTTCTAAACTAGCTTTATAGTCTTCTATAGAGTCGAAATCTTTAACGTCTAGCTGTTCTTCTTCGTCTTCGTCGTCTGTTTCATTGAACAAATTTTCGTATTTATTCATAAAGTCTTCGCGGTACTTCATGTAATCCGTTAAAATGCCGTAAACATCTGTTACATTTAAGTCGTCGAATAGTTCGTAACGATCAAACGGACTAAATATATACGGCTCAAACTCTACATTTTGCCACTTGTCCGCGTCTACACGTCTATAAAATACGCTAGCTATGTGCGAAATATGGTTTATATAGTCGTTAGTCAGAAAGTATTCAAGGTCTATAAACTCAAACAACGTAAGTTTTTTAAACGGCTGTAGTATATACGTTTGTTCTTCTAAAACCAGTTCGTGTTTATAGTTCTTTTTTGGTTCGGATTGATACCATTTAATAGATTCGTACATGGACGTTATTTCATCTATGCTTAGGTCTTCTAAGTCTTCGCTAGGTACGTCTAATAAAACGGCAAGGCTATCTAACTGAAAAGAAAAATAGCCCGCTGTCTTGTCAATTTGTCGCAGTTCTTTAAACTGGTAAAGCTTAATTTTGTTCCAACCCGTTGGCAGCTTCATTTGCTTTTTCTACGTGGTTATTAATTGCACTAGCTACAGCCACTAAGTAAGGCACGGCAACTTCGGCTTTTAATTCTCTAATCAATTTAGCTTTCTGTTTAATGTGTGCGTCTGTATAGTGTTCTGTTTTAGTTAAGTCCGTTCGTTTAAACAATACCGCTAGAACTTCTGAAATGTAGCCTTTATGTTTATTAGCTAAAATCTTTTCAATTGTCTTTGTGTCCTTTGCAGTTAGTTTAAAGTCTTCGTCGTAGGCTTGGTATGTAAAGCCGTCAATTTCGAAACGCTTTAATAGTTCTGAACTGGGAACTTTTGCCGTATTGAATTTGCTAATGTACTCCTTAAAAACCTCAAAGTCTACGTCTTCTATTTCTTCTGGAACACCCATAAATTTAAAGACCTCTAAATGTTTTTCGATTACGTCTAGCTTGTCGTTAGCGTGAATTTCTGTAATTTCTTCGAACTGCTGAATAGTCATTTCATTCATTTCGTTCGGAATTTCTTTTCCTAATATTTCTACCATGATATAAATTTTGAACAAATATACATTTTTTTTAATATGGTTATGTTGAAAGACCTACCTATTTACAAAATTACAATTGACCCCGAATATTCAGACGGCGAAGAATTAGGAATAGAACAAATAGCTTTTACAGATGCACCAGCTATTAAGGTAAAAGGGTTAGCATTTAGTCAACACAAAAGGCACTTCTTTTCGGATAGTCTAAAATATAGAGTAACAGCACCAGCGATGATTCCTATGGAAATCTACAGACGCGACGACGAAGCTGGCGACTACTATGTTCAATTCGACGAACAGACCATAGAACAAATCTATGTGAAGTTCATGAAGGACTTGCAAAATAAAAATGTGTTCAATCTAGAACATGACGCAAGCCAAGAAGTTCCAGCGTATATTCTCGAAAGCTGGATAGTAGAAAACCCGAAACAAGACAAAGCCTATACAACCTACGGAATAGAAGTTCCAAAAGGTACGCTTATGTTAACGGCTCAAGTAACCGACACGGACTACTATAACGAACTAGTAAAAAACGAAAAACTAGGATTCTCTATTGAAGGTTTTCTAGGAATGAAATTAAGCAAACACTTAAACAAATATACAATGAAATTACCAGACGGAGAACACCGCATCGAAGACAAGATTTACGTTGTCAAAGATGGCGAAGTAATCGAAATTAAAGAAGTAGAAAAAGAAGAAGTCGAAATGGCAGACGAAAAAACTACAGAAGAAGAAGTAGTTAAAGAAGAAGTTGCTATGGAAGAAGTCGTAGAAGAAAAGAAAGAAGAAGTAAAAGAAGAAGTCAAAGAAGAAATGGCTATTGATCCAGCAATGGACACCGAAGCTATTTTAGCTATCGTTAAACCAGTTATCGAAGAAAACGTTAACGCGGTTATTGCAATGATTGCAGACCTTAAGAATCAAATGGAAGAACTTCTAGTAAAAGAAGAAGAAGCGGAAGACATGGAAATGGCTAAAGACGTTAAAATGTCAGCATTCGACAAATTCAAAGCGTTTCGCGCATTTAAATAAGTAACAATTTAAAAACAAATAAAAACAAATAACAATGATTAGAAATTTAAAATTTGACCTTGACGTAGATACAAACGCGTTATTGTGTCCAAACCCAGACGAGTTTTACTCAAAAGCGTATTTAACAGAAGACATCGCAGACAATTACAGAACGTTGCCTGGCATCAAATCTGCTACGAAATTAGCTAACGTTACTTTCGGAAACTTATTAGCGCCTTCTACTTGTAACTTTACAGCGCCTACAGACAACCTAGACGCAATCACAATCGACGTTTGCGCCCTAAGCGGCATGTCTCAAATCTGTCAATTTGAGCTGGAGCAGTCTTTCTTGGCTTTGCAAATGTCACAAGGTTCTAACGGAGACTTTAGCGTAGCTTCTTTCATGTCTTACTACTGGAATGAAATGGCTGGACGTATCGGAAACGATTTAGAGTTAATCCGTTGGCAAGGTGACACAGAAAGTTTAGACCCAGTTCTTTCTTTGTGTGATGGTTACTTGAAAAAATTATGTGCTGACGTAGCTGTAAACGGTTTATATGGTGGTGCAATTACAAGCGCTAACGTATTGGCTCAAATGACTGCTGTATTACAAGCGTCACCAGCTGCAGTTCAAGCAAAACGTTCCGACCTTCGTTTGTTCGTTTCTTCTGACGTATTCGTTAACTACCAAATCGCTGCGGCTTCTGGTAACACTTTGACTTATGTTACTGCACCTTTAGCGCCTACGTTCTTAGGAATTAAAATCGTTCTTGCAGAAGGTATGCCAGCTTCAACTATGGTATTAGCTTTGAAAACAGACCTTATTTATGCATTCGATGCAGAAGGAGACGCAAAAGCATTGAAAGCGGTTAACCTTGCAGACTCTGTAGCAGAACCTTATATCCGTACACGTGCTAACTTGAAAGCTGGTTTCGCTTACACTAACCCTAGCCAGATTGTAGTTTATAACGTTTGTTTCGACTAGTCAATAAACAACTAAAATAACGGGGGTGGGTAATGCGCCCGCCCCTTTTTTTTAACTTTAAAAATTTTTAAAATGGCTGCATGTAGCACTTTACAAGAGATCCTCAAAGGATGCGACCCTAACAGCGGGGGTATATATACGCTATTAATAAACCAACAAGACGAAATTACTTCAATTACTACTTTAGAAACTGGTACTAACTGGGAAGTAACCGCTATTGCACACACAACGCCTTTCGTGGCTTTGGAGTTCAAACGTAATACTGGTAACTTTACAGAAGAAGCTGCTATTGATTTAGTAAATGGTTCGTCTTATGTTACTCAAACAATTAACTTAATGTTTCACCGACGCGACCAAGAGAAGTCGAAAGCTATTAAAATCTTAGGCGCTGGACAACAATACTTAACAGCTGTCGTAGGTGACGCAAATGGTAAGTTTTGGTATTTCCCGTTCTTACAAGTAACCGCTTTTGGTGAAGGTTCTGGGACAGCCCGTGCGGATGGTTCTAAATATTCATTGGTCTTAAGCTCGGAAAATCCAGAGCTTGCATTTGAGGTTGACCCCGCTATTATTGCTGGTCTTACAGCTTAATTGGTTTTAGTTACATTCTAGAAACGTAACACTTATAACAACCCTACCTATTCGGTGGGGTTTGTTGTTTTATGAACATTTGCTTTTTAACTTTTAATATAGTTATGATTTACATTGAAAAAGGACAAGTTAATACGTTTGCTTTGACGCTGTCAGAAGTAACAACGTTAGTAGACCCCTTTTATTTATTCGTTTTTGAAGACGAATTTAACACGGCTGTCGATCCGATATACTGGATAGGCGCGGACACGTCTAGTTACCCTTATAGATACAACCTATTTACGTTAGAAGAAGGCGTAGACTTAGATTTATTGAAAGGTCAATACACCTATAAAGTGTTTGAAAGCCTAACAGACATAATAATAGACGAAAACACGAATACAGAAGAACTTAATTTAATCGAAGAAGGGCGCATGGTGGTAAGCGGTGTAGCTGTTTCTTCTATATATGAATAAAATATGGGAATTTTTGACAGATTTAAACAACAAAAACCAGAAGTAGTAGAAGGCTATCAGTCATTTAGTACGCCTTTCGGTAAGATAGGCAACGCTAACTTGTCGCTACCTTACGTAAACGGACGTTACCAAGTGTCTGGCTATATTCCATTTGGTCAAGATAACCTATTTCCAGAAACTTTAAACCAGCTTTATTTTACTAGCCCACTTCACGGGGCAATTGTGGACTTTAAAGTTAACGCTACTATAGGCGCTGGCTACCAATTAAAGACGGACAAGTTAACGCCAGACGAAAAGCTAGATATTTACACGTGGGAAAAGAAACTAAAGTTAGCTAAGTCTGTTAGACTAGTGGCTAAACAAATCGTACTACACAACCGCGTTTATTTTATGCTACACTTTGATGAAAAGCACAAAGTAAAAAGAGTCGAAAACATTTCGCCAGAAAAGGTTCGTATTAATCGCGCGAAAGATTGTTATTTTTTATGTGACGATTGGGCTTCTAGAATTGACGTAATCCCAGTTACTAAATACCACCCGTTAAATACGGACAAATGCCAGCTTTACGCTTACGAAATTTCAGCAATCGGACAAGATTATTACCCATTGCCACAATATACAAGCGCTTTAAATTTTGCGTTTCTTTCGGGCGAACTGAGTTACTTTGCAAAATCTAACATTCAAAATAGTATTTTCCCAGCCTTTGCAATGATGTTTCCTAAACGTCCACAAAGCGAAGAAGAAAAGAAAGTCTTAAGAGACACTATAGACAGAATGAAAGGCGCGCAGAACGCTGGAAAAGGTGTAGCATTTTTTGCAAATAGTCCAGACCAATTACCTAAAATCGAAAGCATTCCGACTAATTCAAACGACAAAATGTTTCAAGAAGCTAGCGGACTAAATACAGAACAAATTTGTTTTGCGCATACAATCGACCCAATCTTAATGGGTGTGCGTACAACTGGATCACTAGGTAACGGCGCAGACATTAAACAAGCCTATATTATTTTTGAAAAGAATGTAGTTATTCCTTTGCGTGAAATGGTCGAAGAAGTCTTTACAGAATTGCTTTTAATCTGCAAACAAAAAGCGGACTTTACTATTAAGAATTTCCAAATAATTAACGAAACTATTGTAGAAGTAGAAGGCGACGCTAGTAAAACTCAAGACGCATTAAATGCAATGAGTCCACTAGTAGCGACAAAGGTACTTAATACAATGACAACTAACGAAGTTCGCGCGCTTGCGTCACTTGCACCTATCGAAGGTGGCGACGTAGTACCAAGTTCAACACCAGCAACACCTTTATAAAATGCTATACTTTATAACAGAAACATATTTAAAGACGAACACACCTATTACGGCTAACGTAGACGTAACAGACGTAACGCCGTACATTAAAACGCAGTCAGACCTACGTGTACAGCCCATTCTAGGTAGTGTCTTTTATAACTACTTACTAGACGCGTACAATACGCAAACGTTAAACCCAGACGAAGAAACACTAGTAGGTTTTATTCAACCCGTAGTGGCTTGGCGTTCAGCAGAAGACGCTGTTTTTGGACTATCTTACCAGCTTAAAAACAAAGGTCTTCAAACTCAAAACGGCGACTTTTCAAATAGTGTAAGTCGTACAGAAGTAGTTTTCGGAATGGAACACTTCGCACAAAAGGCGTCTTTCTTTGAAGCTAGATTAATTAAATACCTACTAGCTAATAAAAACTTATTTCCAGAGTTCACAAGTCAAGAAAACCGCGACACGGATTTACGCCCACAAATAGAAATGTGCGATTGTGTAGGGACTTGTTACGGACGTTGTGGACAACGCTACAATGACAACGGATATAATAACGCTATAATGGTATTTTAATGAAGTCTAAGCTATCTATTTTCATTCTTTCGGCGTTCGCTATTCTTTCACCAGTTAAGCCGCTTATTTTAGTTGCTGTTTTAGCTATTATTTTAGATACGTGTTTCGGCATCTGGCGTAGTGTTAAAAAGGGTGGCTGGAAATCAATAAGAAGTAGACGGCTTTCGCACACTATCAGTAAGTCTTTACTTTATTCGGGCGCTATTGTGTTCATTTTCTTAATGGAAAAGTACGTGGTTTCAGACATTCTAGGGCATTTTATTGCTATTGACTTAGTATTAACTAAAGCATTTACGTTCTTTTGTGTCATTACAGAAGTGAAAAGCATTAACGAAAGCTACTTTAGTGTAACTGGCGTAAATGTTTGGGACAAGTTTATAAATTTTGTTAAACGATCTAAAGAAAATTTCGACGAACTAAGATGAAAAAACTAGACATTCAAGCTATTAAACAAGTACGTTTAAAAGACAATCAGTATTTTGCTGAAAGTTCACCTAAGACGCAGATTTATTTACACCACACGGCGGGAAATGGCAATGCTGAAGGGGTTTCAAGGTATTGGAATGGTAACGACAGCCGAATAGCTACGGCTTTTATCATTGGTGAAAACGGAACGATTGTACAATGTTTTTCATCTAAGCATTGGGCGTGGCATTTAGGTATTGATCAAGAAGATTTCGCTAGAAATGGCGCTAAATATTCAAACTTAAATAAACTATCTGTAGGTATCGAGGTTTGTAACTGGGGTTATCTTAAAAAGAAAGGTGACAAGTATTATAATTACGCTGGCGGTGTAGTTAATCCGTCTTACGTTACTGAACTAGAAACACCTTACAAAGGTTATAAGTATTGGTATAAATACAGCGACGCACAAATAGAG